TTATAGTTCGTCGCAGCTCACTCCTTCGAAGCGGATGCGAGCCTGGCCCTCACGGGTGTTGAGCTCGAGAGCAGCGCGACACCACGCCTCGCGCAACACGTAGACCTTGCCGTTGGCCAGCTCAGCTGTGACAGTGGCTTGAGTCACTGCCTGCACGTCGTCCATCGATAGATTGGGCACGAGCGACACGTCACCCTCGATGAATGGGACGCGCGGCATCTCGGAGAACCCGTGGATGTAATCCTGCCCCGAGATGCCCGCACGTTCGAGCGACGATGGACTGACTGTGAAGTTGCCTCGCAAGGGATAGATCGCACCGTCCACTTTCATGAACGCGGTGCCAGCGATACGTTGAGCCATTTACTTCCTCCTGTAAAAAGCCCCATGACCCATTTGCTGTCGCCATGGGGAGTTCTGCCCTCGGAAATCGATAGGGCAGTTCTAATTGAAGGTGCCGATCTGCGCCGTCGTTAGAGTCGTGTCAACGCCGCGGTTGTACTGCAGCCTGAACTGCGCCAGCACGGCGAACAGCCTCAAGCCATTGATCAAGTCAGGCGGGTAGAGCACATTGACGCGCGTTGGGTCGTTGCTGTCACGCTCGACAATCAAGTTGGCCTTGAATGCCTGGGCGTTTTCAACGAGCCCGTTGAACTCGTCAATGCGATACTGCGACACCAGCTCGGCCTTGATCGACATGGGCGTAACAATAGCCTGGCCTGCTCCGAAGCGAGTCCCATCATCCGCTATCTTGTGGCGTGGGAACTTCGACGTGATCGCCTGACGCTGATTGCGCAGCAGGCGAGCGAGAGTCGCCAGCGTGGTCGCGTCAGTGTACGCGTCGTCGGCGTAACCATACAGGTTCTTCTGGTACGTCGTTGTTTCTCGTGCGATCATGGGCACGTTATCGGACTCGGTTCGCTGTGTCGCCATGCCGTTGAGCGAAAGGGAATTGAGCTCGCTCATGAGGAAGCGGTTCTGACGTCGAGCGGGGAGAATGCCGTCGAGGTGCAGGCTCTGCAGCGGTCGCGCCGGGTCGTTGGTATACCCACGTGCCGCCTTGGCGGTGTACGCCGCCGCGACGTCCCATATGGGTGATGGCATCAACGCTTCAACGGCCATGATTGACGTCTGTGGCGTATTGCGCCCTTGCCCGAAGGTCAAGCACGTGGCGTAGGTGCCGCGGAAGGCGGACCAGATCGATCCGAACTTCTGTCGCATCCATCCCCAGCGCCCTGAGTCGGAGAACCCATACTCGGTCTCCCACGCTAGCAAGGACGTCGAGTCAGTGAAGGGAAGGCAAACATACTCTGCCTCCATTTCGCCGAGGGCCGCAATGCCTGCGGTGAATATGGGAACGCCTGCACCACCACTGAACGTACCGCCTCCACCCGTCGTTGGGTTGGAGTAAGTGATAGTGATGCCAGGAGGAAGGCTCTCGCCTCCGGGGCCATTGTAGTACGAGTCCGACATGATAATGTCGTTGCCCGAAATGCCTTTCCACTTGCACGTCATGGTCGTGGCAGCAGCGACAGGAGTTGCCGCAGTGAAAGGCAAGGTCACATCTTTGTCGCACGCGGCTTTGAAGTTCGTCGCAATTGACGCAGCGACGTCGCCGGCCGCGGCTATGACTTGTATGTGATGGCCGCCAATGTAAAGATCGATTTGCCCCGCCGCTGTCGCAGTGCCAACAAAAGTGATTGTTCCTGTTGCTGCAGTGCCGCCCGCCGCTTCAGCCACGGGCAACGCCCACGTCTCCTGCGCCGCATTGTTGCGGAAGAACGCGCGGCAGATGTGGGCGAGATGCGAGCCCACGCCAAACAGCGAGTCGCCTTGCGCCGATGACGCCACAGGAACAGGCGTGTCAACGGGCGCAGTGCCCACCGAGGTCTTGATGCCAACGAGCAAGGCAGGAAGCCTGAACACGGGTAGCCCGGCTTTGCTGGGATCGATCTCGACCCAGTAAAGCGGCTGCCGCCAATTGGAAGGAATGTTGCTGAATGATACTGGCATCGCTGTTCTCCTTTACCTCCATGTTTGGGCACCGATGCCCATCACTCCTATTCCCGCACTTCAGGCTGTTTTCTTTCTTCTTCCTTCGTCGCACCTTCGATCAGCACATCGCCGTCGATGATACGCCGCGCGGTGAACTGGTCGTCGGGCCACGTCACCGCAGTCGCGGTGTCGATAAAACCCACCTTGGTGATGGGGTGGATCAACGCCTTCACCATCTCGTCGTTTGCTGCAAGTACTCTCGCCATGATCATTCTCCTTGATCCAGATCGTAGAAGGAGAACACGTGCTGGTTCTGCGTGTCTCCGGGTGGGTGAACAGTCTCGACGTGGATAGTCTCGAGCATGTCCTCGACTAGCGGCTCGTACTCGATCGCGCCGAGGTCGCACTGAAGCTCGGCCCTCAGTTCGGCGTAAGGCGTCTCGTGCTCCTGAAAACCCACCGCGCCATACACGTGCTGACGCATGCCTTGCACGTATCCTTGGATGCGCGCACTTGGGTTATTGTACAAGGTCGAGTCGCGTAGCAGACCACGAAAGATGACCTGGTAGTAGTCGTCGAGCTTATCCTCCATGTCGTCTGGATCGTTGTTGATCAGCATCACGCTGAAGCCGATCCTCACGATCGAATGAAAGGTCACCTCGCCGGCATTGGCATCGCCATCAGGCGACAACTGTTCTCCCAAGAAGTACACCGAGCAATACGGCATCTTGTCCGGCATAACCTTGAACGCGTGACTGCGCGAGAACGTGAAGCCGCAGAATGGACTCATCACTCTCAGGCGCGAGATGATCCCATCGCGCACTTGCATCGCCTCACTGCGCGTGACAGTGCGGACGTGCGGTATCTTTCCGTGAATGCGCAGTTGTGAGCTGTGTGAACTCATGGTCGTGGAGCCATCCAACGCCTAAGGGCTAGTGTCGTTTCACCGCCGCCGTTAGTGGAGACGTCATTTACTTCCCACCAGCCAGCTGCAGGTGTAGTGCGGTCTTGAGGTATGTACAGACGATCTTGCTGCTGAGGTAGTATAGGAAACTCGCGCTCCAAAATATCCAGAATAGTACGCTGCTCTGAAACATCTGAACCATCCATCGATATAATGTCGATCGACACAGTGCCGAAAATCCCGCGACCGACAAAACTCGGGATACCCGGCTGGCTCACGACCGGATAGAACGTCACCGGTCTCGCCCACATCTTGTAGTTGGGCTCGTAGATCATGGTCGAATAATCGACGCCCATTACTTTCTCCAACGAACTTGTTTTACTACGACACCGCGCTCGTTCAAATCGAGCGGTAGTCCCGACCAATACTTCCTGAGCAGGTTAAACATTCTAATTTGATCAGGAGTCAGCTTTACTACTGGCGTCCACATTGCAAGCACGCAATCGCATGGGGCGACCTCGTACATTCTCATCCATTCCTGTAACGCCAGTATCGCGACTACTCCTTCTATCACCCAGGGTCCTGGTCGGGCGAACCATTGCACCACTGCGGCACCGGACTCCTGTAGATGTGGAAACTTAAAATCATCGGTGTGAAACGTCAGTCTATTTAGTTTGTTTGCCAATGTAGTCTTGCCGCAACGCGGGCCACCTAAAATCACGATGCGCTCGTACTGATCGTACATCAGTCTTTAAAGATATCTGTGAACTTGGCCGCTGCGTTGTCGATCAGCTCGGCCTCGGTCATGTGTGGCTTCTGCAACGCAAACCGCTTCGCCTCAGTCTTACGCCGCTTGATCTTCGAGAACGCGCGTAAGCCTTGCTTACGTCCTTTCTCGTGACGCTTCTTGGCTTGCTTGACGACGTTAGCAGCGAAGTCGACGCCACGCTGCTCCATGCGCTCAGCCCACTTGTTGACGTCGCCTGTGCTGATCGTGACAGGCATCAGACGTTGATCCTGACATAGTGCATCAGCAGATTGTTCGCTGCCGACAGTTGCGACGACCACCCACCTCCTGCACCTGCCTTCGCCGCGGCTGCTGGGTCGAAGAAGATCACGCGGCTTTCTTTGTGGGTAAGACCACGAATGCCTGCGGTGCTTGCGCGCATTGCGAGCATGCGCTCCTCACGTATTAGCAGTATCGTCGCTTGCTTCAATGCAGGTGGGGCCTCAGCGGGCAGTATATACCCACCGGTATACGTCACCACGATGGGCTCAGACTGACCGCTCATAAGTTCGATCTTGCCTGACTTCAATTCGACTTCGTAGTTGCTCGTAGTGATAGTCGAACCTCGAGGCGTCTCAATGCTCTCAATATCGGTCTCCTGCTTGATCGGATAATGCGACACGAAGTAGCGGTTGGGCTGCAAGCACCTCACAGTCTCGCGCATCTTCTCGCTGGCGAAGACGCGATTGCACGTCCTCGCGACTATGTCGCTGAACGTAGTAATCATCTGCTGTAGCGACGCGTCCTCGCTCGTGTCAGTCAAGTCAATATCGAGCGACGTCTTCAATTCGTCCAGCGTCAGCAAGTTGAAATTGGTAGCAGGCGTCAGGGTTTTTAAGATGATATCAACCATGTACCACCTCGTAGACAATCAACGCGATCAAACCCACAACGACCATAACGCCCGTCATGAACCCCAGTGCAACTAACGCTTGGCGTGTCTGGTTAGTCATCATGCATCCTTAGGATAGGTGCCGAACTTAGCATGGCCCAACACGTGACCGTGGTTAGCTGTCACCGCTCGCTTGAAGTCGTTCGGTATCATCGCGACAGCCGCTGCTGCCCATGGGTCAGTGTAGACTAAGATTTGACCCACTGACAGCGTACTGACGACATTGCTGATAGTCAGACGCAGAACGTCGGTGTACATGTCACCCGCCAGTCGCGTCGTTACAGTGTGAGGGACGACGACCGTGCACTTGCCTTGCGCGCTGTTAGTTATGGTGTAGGTGACTTCATTGCTCTCGATCACGCGCTCGCCCTGAGCGTCCATCAACGTCCACTGTATCGTCGGGCTACCGCTCAAGTCGTAGGGATTGCCCGACTCGTCTAAGAGCGTCGCCTTGATTTCCCAGTCATCGCCGGCGAACATGTTTTCGAGTGCATGGGTGCTCATGGGCTGTGTGCCTGTGCGATACGATCGGGACTACTTGCCTTGCGCGCGGTGAATGCAACCGATGACGTTCGTTGACCTGTGATCTGCGGAGTGGGTAGTTTCTGGGCGATGAACTCGATCGTGATAATCTCAGGAATTTTAGAAACTGCGTTTGCTTGTCCTTGCCCTGCCGCGTTGCCTATGCTCGTGATGATAGCCGACGCTGGCGCGAACGCGGTGCCTACGCCAGTTGATTGACCCACTACCGAAACGAAAGTGCGACCTGTTGCACTTGCAACACCCACACCTGTCGCTGCGCCGTTGGCGGACTTGAGGGACGCGCCGACGCCGAGAACAGTGCTCGTCCCTGCGGCCGTGCCCTTCGATACCGCTTGCGACAACCCTGTGGCGGTGCCGACACCGGCTGACGATCCAACGCCTACGCTAGAACCTTGAGCGCTCGCTGACGCTGTGCTTACACCGGCGGCTGAACCTGTCGCCTGCGCAGTCGCTCGCCCTGTAGCGGTCGCTGATCCTACGC